CCTACTCTCTTTCGAGATAGTCGTTACACCTTCAAATATTCAATAGCTCCGTTTGGGTGGAGAGCCACTGAACATTTGCTTGGCACGGTATTGCCTCAGAGAGGGTTCCACCGTTTTCACAAAGTTTTAATCGAGAGGTTTCCCTCAAGTCATCCCATCGAGATGAAAGTTTTTGCCTGGTCCCGCAGCTGCTTATGAAGCTTCCCGGTTGCAGACTCTTCGTCCTTATTCCTGACAGTCCCCTTCGGGACAAGACCTAAGGCTTGGGTGTTCTCCCAGTGCACATCGCCATCAACAACGACCTTTGCGTATTTACCCCCGTCGTAGCGTGCCATGAAGTGGGCCAGCATCCTCAGCTCCAGCCCGCTCGCGTCACAGCCCACCAAGGACTTACCCTTGGGTACCGTGAAAAGCGCCCTACATTCCTTACCAAATGGTGAACCGGAGGCTGGGACTTGTGTCAGATTAGGGGAGCTATGAGTCATTCGACCAGTGACCGCGCCATTGGAATTGACATTTCCGTGAATCCTCCCGTCTGGAGCTACAAGCTTGAGCCAGCCGTTCTCGCCTTCGGCGACTTGTCCAATTCGCTTTGACAGCATGAGATACTCAAGCAACAAATCCACATATGGGTAGTAGTTGAGGTCAGCCAGAACCTTCTCATCGACAACGGGCAGGCCCGTCTTAGTGAGTGTCTTAGGTTTCCACCCATAGAGCTTAGTGAGTCGCTTTGCGATGTGCGCGCGGGACCCAGGGTTAAACTCAACGCGCTTGACCTTAGTGATAGGGCAGCCCTCTGTGTATCCATATGCCTGTGAGTCAGACTTCGGGATGAACAACTTGGAGCCATCAGGTTCATACCACGAGCCAAATGCCTCTTTGAGTTCCCGCGTGAGCGCGTCGCGTCGAGCCAGCAGGTCAACATAGAGTGCCTCAGCGGCCTTGGTGTCGAATAGGACCCCATGTCGAACCTGACGCTGAATTACGTATTGAACCCCGTGTTCCAGCTCAATGCAGCCCGCGGGGAGTTTGTGTCCATCGAGTTTCCGCCAGAGGAGTTCAGTCACCTCAACGTCCTGAGCGCAGTAGCTAATCATCTCGGGGGTGCAGACCCCCCAGCCGCCCTGATAGTCGTCCTTGTAGTTTCCCAGGCGATAGCCCCAGGCTTCCAGGGAGTGCCCGCCGATGAGCCTACCTGGGAGCTTACCCATGTCGCGGAGCTCAGCGTCGGACTCCAGGAGATTCGTGTAGATTACGCGGGACAGGACCAGAGTATCTACGGCCTTACCCTTGGGCTTGAACCAAGCGAACACTTTCTGCAATGCCGGAATGTCGAACCCAAGGATGTTGTGTCCGCAGAACTCAGGGGCAGTCATCAGGGTATTACGCAGGAACGAACCAATCTCTTGATGTCCTACGCGAATCATGCGCTCGCCGGTCTCAGTGTCCTTTGCGACAAGAACGTGGATTTTCGTGAGCGTATCGAGTAGACCATTGGTCTCAATATCAAAGCAAAGCATGAGGGTGTTCTCCATTGATTTGGCTCTCGTGGAGCCTGGGGTTTAACTTTGGGTGTTACTGTGCGGCGCAGTCAGTGAGACTGTCCGCGGCTTTTTCCCGTGAGATAAAAGCGGGGTCAATCAATCGGGCTTCAATGAGTTGTTGCTCAGTTGGGGTCCCTGTGTTGCCATCCAGTTGCCACTGAGTGCGGGCAGCTTTGAGCAGCTCGGCGTCCCGTTGTTGTTCGAGACGTGTGAGCCGTGTGTTCGCTGTCTGGCAAATCTCAGTGACCTGTTCCTGTGTAATCAGGAAAGTCGCCCCAGAGATTGAGGTGGCGATGAGTGCGGGCAGGAGGTAGTTCATCTCTTGTACTCCTTGAAGTCAGTGGCACGCCAGCTGTCCGCCCCTGGGTTCCAACTCAAGGGCGGACAGCTGGCGTGCGGTTGGTTTTTGGCATTGCGGGCACAATTGGCATCAGTTAGCCGTCACGAGAACACCGTATGCGTCATCAACATCGCAGCCGATGACGACCATGAGGCCCACCGGGGTGTTGATTTTCACGGGCTCGTCAGCGAAGCCATTTGCAATTGCGACGCCCAGTGCGTCATACAGTTCTTGCACAGTCAGTTCTTGGCTCACGTTAGTTCTCCATATGTGAGTAGTTAAGTTGTTGCTTGACGAACGCCCTGAAGTTATGCCAGTCTTCGTCTTCGATGAGGCGCCAGTGATAGTCTTGGGATTCAATCCCGTATCCATTCGTTGTGCGAAATACAAGATTCTCCTCATCCTCCATCGCACAACCCCATCCCTTGCTCTGAAGTTTGTTCGCTGTTCCCCACGCGTAGTTGTAGCGGGCAAACCATATGTCCTGACCGGGGGATGACCACTCGTTATTACGCTGATTACTCATGTTAAATCTCCTCAGTTGTGAGTTAAAAATCAGGCTCTTCCTCGAAGCCGCCCGGAGTGGGCTCAAAGGGATTGACGTTCTCCCCAGGGAGTTCCTGGAGGCGTCCCGTGGCTTTGTCATAGAGCAGCCGAGAGGCAATTCCAACGTCGCCGCTGAAACGGTTCTTGAGAACACGAATAGTCGTCTCGTTCGGGTTCTCCCCTTGTTGATTACGCTCGAGTCCAATCACCATGTCGGACAGCTGGGCAATCGCGTGAGAGCCACGGAGCTGACTCAGTGAGGTGAATGCACCCTCTTCGTGCCCTTTATTGCCCTCTGGTCGCTTCAGATGAGACACCAACATCAGGCTTACGCCCGTTTCTTCAACGAGCTGACGCAGCTTGGTCATCGTGTTGTCAATGAGTCGGCGCTCGTCGCGGTCATCCAGTCCCGAAATGACGATTGAAAGATGGTCAAGGATGATTAGTTCGCAGCCCAATACGACCGCCATATAGCGAATCTTAGAGAGCAGGTTCTCAACATCCAGCGACCCGAAGTGGTCATAGAAATACGCCAGGTCAGTTCCCACCACGTTGTCGAACGCTCCGGCGATAACGTCTTCAGCGATTCCCTCGCGGGACAGATGAATAGGCTTGTTGAGCTCTAGGCCAACGAGCCGCAGAGCAGACCGCTGGACAGATTCTTCGAGCATCATGAAGCCGACGCGTTGCTTGTGAACCTTGATTGCGTGATATGCAATCTCCGCGACCACGGCGGACTTACCAATGCCCGAGCCCGCAGTCCAGGTCACAAGTTCCCTACCACGGCGGCCCAGCGTCTTCACGTTGAGTCCTTGCCATGGGTATGCATATGACACGACAGCAGGGGCATTCAGTACAGAATCACGGAGTTCAGCCCCGGAGACAATCCCATCGGGACGGTATGGTTTCGCATTGAAAATCGCAGTGGAAAGTTCTTTGGCTTTATCAGCGACCAACATATCGTTCGCGTCTTTTAGCGGGAGCTCAGCAATCTTGGCCCTACCCGGAGGCAGAACCGCGGCGGCTTCCTTTGCGGCCTTTTGCCCTGGCTCATCATTGTCGAACAGCAGGACAATCTCATCGAACTGAGAGAGCCATTCCATGTCCTTCTTGACGGCCTTGACCGCAGCCTGGGCGCCGTTCGGCAGGGACACCACTGGCGTGTTATTGTTGAAAATCTGAGAGACTGACAGCGCATCAATCTCACCTTCGGTGATGACCACGCGTTTCCGTGCCACTCCCTTCCACAGCCAGGTGCCGTAAAGGCCAGCTTGGCCCGGGTCGCCTGTCCAGGTAAAGGACTTATCAGCATATCGGACCTTCTGGGCGACCGGCTGACCCATTGGGTTGCAGTAGTTCGCCAGCTGACACATCCTGCCTTGACCGTCCTTACCAACGGTGTAGTTCCAGAACTTGCAGGTTTCCTCAAAGAGTGCGCGTTTGTTGAGAGCTTGCGCTTGCCCTTGAATCAATGGTGTTGTCATACGTGGTCCTTTCTGGACAAGGGGGGTCGAACTACTGGCCGACCGCTCTGTGTGTTGACACGCGAAGCAGTGGCCATGACCGTCGGAATAGCGCGCGAGTGCATCTGAGGAGCCGCATTTAGGGCATGGCTCGTGTGCCACAAAGGCGCTCGTCATGTTTAACCCCTGGCGCGGCTATTCGAACGGAGGGCGCGAAAAACTTTGCCGGACAACTGTGTGTGTTCAGGCGTTGCGGCGAGTGCCTTAGCGAATGCCAGGTAAAGCTGATTGTATCTCATGGTGTTTCTCCAAAAGTTGAGTCGTTGAATAGTCGTGATGAAGAGCCGCGAGTTATCCCGCGGGGTTCTCTTCAAGAGGTGCCATATTTGGCAATTACTGCAGTTCGCGTTTCACCCAGGACTTCACATCGAAGCATGGGCAGTCTTTATGGACGTTGGTGAAGTCCCTGTGTCCCAGAATGACAGCCGCAGGGTGCCGTTCTTTGAGTTCCGTGAGTAGTTTCTTGAGGCTCTCGTATTGAGCTAGCGTGTAGTTGCACTCCGCGGTCTTACCATCCGCCTTCACGCCCCCCACTAGACAAATACCGAGTGAGCCTGTGTTGAATCCCTCAACGTGAGCACCGACTTCGGTCTCTTTACGTCCAATCTCAACGGTACCGTCGCGGCGGATTACGTAGTGATAGCCGATTTTGAGGAATCCCCGTTGGCGGTGCAGCACGTCGATTTCTCTGCGTCCAATGTCCGCGGTGGCTTGTGTTGCAGAACAGTGGACTACTAGCCATTTGATGTTGGTATTCAGAGCCATGAGGCCTCCCTGATTGTTGTTTTTGTATGTGGGGCCTCTCCGGGTTCGGCATAGCGCTTTGACACCCGGAGACTCACCACTTGTTTGTCGTCCCCCCAGACCACCCCAGACTTCGTGATAGCGTCCAGAGGTCCTTTCGCGTAGTTGTCTACGTCGCCGATGGGGACTGTGCTTGTCGGCTTCGCCGGGCGCTTACAGACACACTCGATGTCGACTTCCAGGGGAGCCTGGGTTGGAACATCGAGTGAAACCTTGACGAACCCTGCGGCTTCTTTCATCCAATCCGCGTAGCCCCTGGCGTAGTAAGTCCCGAACTTCCCAACCCGAGGTCGAGACGCAGGAACTGGCGCCAGGTCAAACACGATGACGATAGGATTAGAAATCTCCGTAATCATCGGCGTCATAACCTTGAGATACGGAGCTAGCCGTCGGCTCTTGCGGTGTGCTCGAAGAGTCCGCGAACGGGTTCTCCTCCTGTTCCTCATGAGGAGCGCCGAACGGATTTGCGGAGCCGCCCCGTTCAGCTCGCTTCTCGATTTTTACCGCTTTGATACGCAGTGATACCCCCGCACCCAGAGTCGGCGTGTTGTAGGGGACGACTTCGACTTGGAGCTTCATGATAGTCCCCGAGTAGATGCCCACGGACTCGTCCCATGGCTTGTTTCGCTCGTCGTAGATTGCGGGCTTCTGAGTGAATGCCTGTTGCGTCCGCGAGTTGATGCCACCGGCGTTGAGCTTCGCGGACAACACAGCGGTACCGTCCTGTTTGTCGATGAATGGCAGGTATGCCTTCCTGACACGCTTGCTCTTCGGTGCGAGCTTCAGACACTCTTGGTAATGTCTCTCAGCGATGTTTTCGAGCGCCGTCATAAACTCTTGGGCGCTCGGCGAGTCAGTCGCGAACTGCAGCTTGGTGTGAAACTTGGGGTCTCCGAACTTTGCGTCGGGCGTAGTGAGATACGGATAGAGCGCCTCTCCGGTCGGGGTGATGAGGAAGGTTTTGTTCGTGGTGGTCATATGGGGTTCTCCAGTTATACTCATATGTGAGTCGTTAAGGTTAAAAGTAAATGAAGCTGTCGCCCTGAACGTCCTCTTTGAGGAACATCTTGATAGCTAGGGCGTGCTCGTTGTTGTCGCGAATCGCCGTGTTGAGCATCCCGGAGGACAGACTCAACACTTCGCGGGGGTCCAGGTTGTTGCGGCGACAAATAAGCAGGAACAACACAGCGGCCCCCGCGAGTTGTGAGCCCTGACGTTCGTCTTGCAGTACATCAATGCATCTGAACGCCGCGCGAGCTACCTGGGCAATCGCAGCGTTGGTTAGTTCGTCACGGACGCTCATAGTTCGACTCCAATGTGAGATGCATCAGCTGCTAGAGCTACGAATTGGTTTCCACGATAGGTGTATCCCTGGCTCACTCCTACGTCGTGGGAGTAGTTATCCCCATCGTGAAAATAAAGGGGTGCGTCCCCCCAGCCGTCATTAATGAGCTTCGTGAGTTGCTCGTGTAGTTGTTGCACAGTGAGTGTGTTGCTCATAGTTTCTCTCCAAAAGTTGATAGTTGGTTGAAGGCCTTTGCGTTCTTCTTCTTCAAGAGGTGCCACTTTTGGCAATGCAGAGTTTTCAGCTTCTCTTCAAGAGGTGCCACTTTTGGCAATGCAGAGTTTTCAGCTTCTCTTCAAGAGATGCCACTTTTGGCAATCGAATAGAAAAGCCCCAGGTTTGACCCCCGGGGCTTCTCACATGTGACTACTATTAGGCAAAGAAGTAGTCGGACTCCAAAACTTGAGACAAATCCAAGGAACCCTTGGTCGGAACCTGCGGGAGTTTGTCCCGCGTGTCGTCAGGAATAATCTCAGCGATTTCATCCTTGAACTTCTGCAGCAAGTCTGATTCGTGCATTCTGACGAACTGCTCGCGCAACACCCGGCTCATTAACTCAAAGTCAGTCGCATGGACAGCGTAAGAGTCATGCACCGCAGCGAAGCTCTTGACACCGTGCTCCGCAAGCGCGTTGAGGGTCAACCGCAAGTGGCAGGCGTCAGCCGCATGGACAAAGTGCGGACCAATGGCTCTGACTTGCTTAGCCTTGTCCAGCTCATCCGTTGGATTTGCCAGACTGAAGTTAAGGATGGTCTTGTCTCCCTCAACAACAGTCTCCGCAACTAGGAACTTCGGGGCAATCCGACGGGCGTTCTCTACGACATACTCAACGAGCTCGGCCTCAAACTCGGTTGTGAGGAGGTCACGGCAAATCTCAGGAAACGCGGGGTCAGCCAGATTCCCATGCACAATTTCATAGCTCAGCGTCGCCAGCACAGACCACCGCGTTTGCTCGTCAGTCCGCTTAGCAAGCGCCGTGTCTAACTCGTCGCGGAATCCAGACGCGGCCTTGACCTTGACATTCACACCACCCGCAAGAGTAGTCCGAATCCGCAGGAGCGCCATCTTCTTGTGTGCCACTTGAACCGGAAACCCGTCCGCAGTAGAGAATACAATTGGAAGCCCTGACTGTGCGGCGAGCTTAGTAACGCTCTGTAGAAACTCCATGCCCAGGGTCGCTGAGCTGACCGCGGAGCCAATTGCGCGAGACACCACATCTGTTGCATACGACAGAGCCACGCTTTGCACCCTACGGTCGAACTTAGCGAACAATTCGCCATGCTCGGACTTGAGTTGGTCACGGATGCCGAACTTTGAGACGCCGTACGGTGTGGTCATCACGCCCCGCTTCACAAACTTGCGATTGACCTGGCCTTGAAACATCGCAGCGATTTCACGCAGCTTTACCGCAGGGAACTTCACAGAGCCGTCAGCGTTGCGAACTTCCGCGAGCATCTCCTTAGAGCCTTCAACAGCGTCCTTGAGAACAATCTCAGCAGCGGCCTCAGCTACATACGTGTAGATGTCAGCCGGTTCATCACGGGGAACAAGATTGACCGCACCCCCTTCGTTCTCATCCCGCATCATCGCAGCGTAGTGTTGAATGCCGTTGCAAGAGCCATCAGCCGCCACCGGGAGCGTCGTCAGAAAGTCTTCACCTTCCGACTTCCAGCCGTTCCACTCGAAGCAGAACGCTAGGAACTGCCAGGGGTTCTCAGCGCGCGCCCACCACGTGTAGTTCAGCGGGTCACGTGCGCTAGCGAGGATGTGAGACTCGTTGTTGATGACCCACTGATGACGCGTTGTGAAACTCTTCTTGTCGAGCTTGTCGTTCGCCCAGGTGTTAGCGCCGTGCACCGCAAGCCATACCGCGGCGTCAGAGGTCATACGCTTACCGTTCGCAAAGCTGAGCAGACCATGACTCAGGTCGTCCCCTTGGGGATTGATAGTCGTGGAGACCGGATACATACGTCCGCGAAAATCCAGCTGATAGACAAAATAGAGGGCGTCATATTGCTCGTAGCGAAGCGCTGCGTTCAACTTAGAGTTGACCTCGTAAATCTTGCCCAGGCGCTCGGCGCTGCCCTTGAAGGCGTAATACTGTGCCATTTCACGCTTCCAGGCCTTCCACTCCTCCGGATTTTCTTGCATGAACGCCTCTTCGCGGTTAATCGCAGCGGCAGGCTTGCGGGGCTTCTCCAGGTCACCGTGGTCGGGCAGTCCGGCAATTTGGGAGTTAGAGTCCCAGAGCGACTTTGCAACACTCAGCACCTCAGAGTTAATCACCCAGGCCGTGTTCTGTAACATATTGAGCGCGTGGAAAGTCCCCTCAAGAGCTCCGGACTCAAGGGCATCGGTCAGGTAGTTGTCGTTAGCGCCCTTAATGAGACCAAGACGCTTCGTGAGATAGCCCCCCTTTAGGTTCTTGTCCCATGGACGCGGAGACACAATCATCGGGCCATACACCGGACGTTGAACCGCGAAGAACTTGTGCATATCACCCAGCTTCTCCAGAAGTTCAGCCGTCGGCTCGATGTAGCGAACGGACTTCAGCTGACCCCGTGCTGACTCTGAGCGCATGACGCGTTGGAACACGTTGTGAATAGAGAGAACGGCATCAACGATAACGCCACCCAGTTTGATGCGGGTTTCGTCATTCCAATCAATGAGCTGAAAGCCCTCTTCAACAGCCACACGGTCCATTGAGTTGGTCAGGTACAGGCGGCGATGCGCTTTTGTCTGACGCTTGTTCATCTCAGTCACGAGATAACGCAGCAGTCCTGCGCGGTCGCCAACTTCTTTACCGTATCCTGACTTGAAGGCTTGCACATTGAGTTCGTCTTCAATCGTCCGACCGATAGCCATGCGAACCTCAGTCTCCGGCCGGTTCAGCTTATTGAACATCGTATTGACGCCGATGAACGCATAAGTTGTCAGCGGGAGAAAGTTCAAAAACTTGAGGAACTTGATTGACTGTGTTGCACCACCCTTCAGGGAGATACGCAAGGCGTCAGCGACCGGCTCCAACATCTCTTTGATAACGATTTGAGCTGGTATGGTCTCTGCAGTATCCGCGCGTTTGACAGTGCGCTCGTAGCGAGTGACTCCCTCGATTACTGCGGACGCCTCAAGCTCTTTCTGCTCGAGCTCGAGGTCAGTGTTAATCTGTGTGTTCATGTGAAACTCCTAAATTAGTGAATTATTGGGATTGACTGGCCGCAAACCCTTCGGCTACTACCTGTATAGGCACCGCTTCGCATAGTTTCGAACAGAAAGTAAAAAATATTTTCCACTTGTGAGAACCTTTAGACGTGATGAGTCCTCAAGTGTCGAACTCGATGCGTTGACTCGAGGGCCTAGGAAACCCCCCAAAGTCTTTTTGTCTAAACCGATTTTGATTTTCTGTAAGGTGTCCCCTCAGGGCTCCGCCTCTCAGTGTTGACCCAGGGTTAGACTAAGGTGTACACCTTGTGTTTTTAGTTCTTAACTCTATGAGTAAACACCCAGAGTCAAACCACTGGTTAACCAAGGGTTAATCCCAGAGTGTCTACCACAGATAGACCCAGGGTGTTCCCCGCGCATTCTCTTCAAGAGGTGCCACTTTTGGCAACAGACACAAGACCGCGACAAAAAGCCCGCCGCAAGTTTCCAAGGGCAGGCTTTAAGTTTTCACAAAAAAAGGTCAAACAAAATGGTTAGGGATGCACTCCGGGTCAGCACCGTGTCGTTCTCTAGGAACAATCGCTGAGCTTCTCTACAGGGCCTATATACAGTATAGCTACTAGCTCATAGAGATTCAGGTCGCGTCAGCAATTTATTTTAGTTCAGACCACCTCGAGCTTCCAAGAAGGGCTCTGAGTATAAACGAAAAAAGACCCCAGGACGAATCCCAGGGTCGAAAGATTACTTAGATTTTGCCAGTTGTCGGCACAAAGCCTTGTAGGCCGTCTCGCGCTGCAACTCCCTGGCTTTAGCTTCAAGCAACGCTTGGTCTTCAGCCTTGTGTTGAAACAAGTAGTCGAACTTCCAGGCGTCCTTCTCGACAACAACAGTGAGCCAGTTTAGGAGAACAGCAAAAGTCGCAGCTGCTACACCCCCGAACCCCCAGCCGTTCAAGGCGCATACACCACACACCGCCGTCAGGGCCGTCGAGAAACCCCTCAGGGCTCCGACTTGGAGTCGCCTCCTCGTGATAGTCGCGAAGTCAGCGGCGGTCAGTGCGAAATGATGGAAAGCTTTACTCATGATGAAACTCCTAATGTTTGTCCAAGAAAATGTCAACATCAAGTGATGACACTCTGTATAGCGAACAAATCAAAGAAAGAGCCACCCAGTGAAAATATTTTTAGTCTAATAGACCACCACAGGTCCAATCAATCTCATGGTGCTCTCCAACCTATAGACGGACCAAGGGCCCTACCTTTCGATAGAGCCCTTGGCGGAGTTTCGGGTCTGTCCCTCGTGTCGTAGCATCCGTTATTGCGTTCCAGGCCAATCCGACGTGTTCCAGTCGTTAGAGAGCCATCGCTGAGTCGTCCCCACGGTGTGCTTGGGTCTGTTTCATTCACTGATGAAATTCATTGAGTGTTAATCACTTGTGTATAGTATAGGCACCATTTCAACTTTTAGTGCAACTTTTTGAAAATAAATCGAAAATAATTAATTAAACGCCTTAGGTCCGAGAGACCAGAGCTTCATAAGGAAAACTTATAGTCAGTCCCCGGGTCATCACCAGGCCATCAACAAGGCACACCATAAGTTCTTCTTATAGTCAGCACCCACGGTCCACTCATCAGGTCAATATAAGAAGAACTTATGGTCAAACCTCAGGGCAACCCCAGGACAGACCCCAGGAGCCCTTGGGGCGACTCACCAGGAACGAGGCCACCAGCTCACTAGAGAGTCGCCTAGAGAGTCGCCTTCGGCTCCTTCGGCTCCTTCGGCTCACTCTTTGAGGCCCATCCGCAAGGTCCAACCACAGGACAACCCAAGGACAACCGCGGGACAACCCAAGGTCCATCAAAAGATTTTATAGCCCAGCGTCGGCTCAATGACCAAGGTGTCTCCTAAACGTGAGTTGTCTACTCATCAAGGTCGAGCTCAAAGGCATCACAGAGTCAATTCAAGGGCACTCAAAGGCAACCGCAGGTGCCTTCAGGACGACCGCAGGACTGACTTAGGGAGCGCATACGCAGGATATCCCCAGGTATAGACCGCAGGATAAACCCGAGGGCATCCCCCAGGTATAGCCCCAGGTATAACCCAAGGACAACTGAAAAAATAACACAGATAGGCTGACGCCTGACCCATTGACAAACCCGAGGTCTAGCCCAGGGATTACCCAGGCGTGGAACTCTAAGTGAAATCCAGGGGATTGTTTCACGGGGTCCGCCCGAGGTTCTCCCCGCAATGGAAGCCGCAGGAGCCGCTCTAGGCGACTCTCCAGCACACACCCGAGGTCCCCCAGAGGTCAGCCCAGCGTTCAACCCAAGGCGCCCAGCCCCAAGGATGACCCCCAAGGAGCCGCAGGTCCTACCCAAGACTGACCCCGAGGAGCCGAAGGCGACTCTCTAGGCTACACCCAGAGCGCCCAGCCCTACCAGGAGCCGCAGGAGCCGCAGGAGCCGTAGGCGACTCTCTAGGCGACTCTCTAGGCGACTCTCTAGCCCTACCAGGAGCCGCAGGCGAGCACCACACCTAAGGAACCCAACCCCAACCGCATGGGCAGCCCCAAAGGCCAAGCCTAAACCAAGGGTCCGCTTCAGTTCAAAGCCCAGCCATAGGAGCCTTCGGCGACTCTCTAGGCCAACCCCCAGGAGCCGCAGGCGACTCTCCAGCGCGCAGGCCCAAGAAGGGCAGCCCAGAGCCAAGGATTATCTTACAACAAGAGGGGGGCCAGGGGGGGTTCGGACAACCACAAGCTACTGAGGACACCCCACGGAAATTTTTGCCAAATTATTTTGCCTGGCACACACCCAGGAGCCGCGGGCGACTCTCTAGGAAACACCCAAGGAAACACCACGGGTTCAACCACGGGAAGAACTCCTAAAGCCGCACACCCAGGAGACTCTCTAGGGAAGCCCGCCTGTCGGACTCAGGGGAAACACCTCCTGTCCAACCCAGAGGAACACACGGGGCCGCACTCTAAGTTGACCGCAGGGCCGGAGCCTAAAGGGTCATAGAGGATGTACGCCTTTAGATGAAACGCAGAGATGCCTCAAAGTGCCTCAAAGATGACTTTAGGGCCAAGGTGTCTGCGAGAAGAGTTGTGTCTTACCCATCAAGGATGGAACTCAGAGATGCCTCAAAGTGCCTCAAAGATGACTTTAGGGCCAAGGTGTCTGCGAGAAGAGTTGTGTCTTACTCATCAAGGATGGAACTCAGGGTCAGTCCAGTGGTTCACCCAGGGTCAACACAAGGAGTTTACCACTGGTGTACACCTAGAGTGTCCCAGAGTGTTAGACATAACAGGTTTATTAGACTCAATGAGAAGAATCTTTGAGACACCACTTGTCAACTCAGGGTGAAACTCAAAGTCATCTTGAGGGGCTCTCGCCCGGTTTACCACAGATAAAGTGGGTCACCGGGCGAGGCGCCAAACGACAATGTCCGCTCACTTTTGACTGCTAAAAATGGCGGGGTGCTTCTCGGAGGGACTGGAGAACAGGCCGGGCATTGACGCCGGGTTTGCTGTTCTCCTTCGTTAGGTGCCACTTTTGGCAGTCCTGAAAATATCCTTATAAATCAATCACTTGGAAATTACCCAAAAAACGCGCTTTCGGCCTCATTTAGCCACTCTCCAACCTCTCCGACGGGGGTTCCACCGGTGCAGGCCTGTAGAAATTCCTCAAGGAGTTTGTCTTTGAGTTCGGCCATACGGTCAGCCTCAGCTGAATTGGAGTCCACCCGCAGGCGTTCGCTAAGCCGGGCAAGTCCCAGGGCCAGAACATCGATTCGGTCATCGTGCTTCAGGGCGCCCCGTTCCCGGGTAATCCGCGTCATCTGATAGAAGGCCTGATTCTCCTGTTTGGCCGTCTTGTAGTCTTCCCGAATGACGGACTCGCAGACAATCAAGCGGTGCGACCCCATGACAGGCTCAATGGTGTCGCAGATACGCATTTCCTTCTGGCCTGCCACCTTAACTTCCTCCAGAGAACACTTGTGGTGTTTCGCAAGGACCGGTGCAAGGAGTTGGTTATACATGCCGTCGCTGTAGTTTGACTCCACCAGAACCTCATGGACCCCGTGTTTCTTAGCAATCTCTGATAGTTTCGTCAGGTTGCGTTCGTCGTAGCCACTCCCCCCTATGCCTGACCATTCAGCCACGTAGACAAAGCCATTGAGGAAGTAAAGAACAACATAGGCGGTCTCATCTTGGCCCCGGCCTGACGGGTCAATCGCCATTAGCTTGAAGGAGTAAGGCAGCCAGTCAGCGTGACAGAACATCGGGCGGTAATAGCGGTCGCCGTTGAAGCCAACAACAGGAAAGTCCTTATCCTTGACCATGTTCCGCTCGTCAGCACCCCAGGCCAAATTAACCGGTCCCATGGTCTGATTCACGGACATCACAATAAGGTCTTTGAGCTTCAGCGGGTAGCGCTCTTCGTCCGACAAAGAAGGGTCGAGCATGTACTGAAGCTGGAACCATCCACGGCCCATCGCCAGCTCGCGTTCTTCAAGGAGAACCTTAGTAAATCGGGTATCCGTGGGGAATCCTACGAGCTTCGGGTCAGCCGTCAGTTTCCCTTGGATGAGGGGTGCTAACCGGTTGAGATACTTAGCGGCATCTGCCGGGTATCGTGCAGGCCAAATCCTTATGTCGTAGCCCTTAGTCGACGCCAGGGCCATGTAGATACTCTCTTCGGTCTGTGGGGTCCCCAAATACTTCACGGAGGTCCATGGGTCGGTCTTCAGAATTGGTTCAAACTCAGCGACCTTCTCCGAGAGCTTTTCGCGTTGCGTCACTGTGGCGGAGTTCGAGAGAATTTCCACGTCGTCTGGGATGATAAAGTCGGCGCGACCCCCGGTGATTTGTCCCGAGATACCCGCCACGTTCAGACTAGGGTCTTTCGCTGGTGTAGCCGGGCCCACATCGAATGACAGAACGGAGTCCCGTTGTCCTTTCCCCGGACTCAAGTGATTGAGAATGGGCATCCCGGTGATGAGCTGCTTGACCAGGGACGCAAACTCAGTGGCCTTCTTTTCGGTAGCTGAGACCACCAGGATTTTGAACTGGGGATTGACTAGCCAGAGCCAGACCACAAAGGCCGCGGTAATGTAGGACTTGCCGATACCCCGGAAGGCCATGATGATTGACCGTCGGGGGCCGTGTTGAAGGTAATGCGCTATGTCATACTGAATGGGCGTCGGCTCAGGGAGTCCCAGGAATTGCCACACGATATAGAGGAAATTCCTGAAGTCATTGAGTGCGCCTAGTTCTGGGTTATAGAGATACTCACTGATACTCATAGCTTGGATTCTTCAAGGATTAGTGCCGAGCGGTTTCTTCCAGTTCGGCTTTCAGCTCGTCAAACGGGAGAACAGACTTCTGGAGAAACGCCAGTGGGCTACCCGGGGTGATGGCCGCTTCCACGCCGTTGTCCTTGAGCATCTGCCGAGCGATGTTGAGGATTTGGGGTGGAGGCGGCATCTCTTCTCCGGACTCGGGGTCGTAGTAGGCCTTGGTGACGAACTTGGTCAGCGTCTTGACGAGTTCCCCGTGGAGTTCTCCGAGTTGTTTGAGTGTAGCTTTGGGCATCTTAGTGGACTCCTGCTCGTAGGTTCATAATCAGTAGGTAGAGGACAGCGAGGACCCCCGGAAAGCCGACCCAGCGGGCAATGGCATAGACGGTCTCAAAGCGTTGTTGCTGGTCTTCCAGGGAGCGAATGCGGTTCTCCAGGAGTTGTTGCCCGGCGAATTTCTCTTCCAGGGCGGCATGGCGTTCTTCCAGCCGGACCATCGCTTTGGTGGCGTCACGAATTTCCGAGATAGCCGTCTTAATCTCGCCCACGTCTTCGCGAAGCTCCTTGTACTGGTACTGCAGGAGAATCAGCTCGGGGCTGGGGTCTTGTTGTGTAGTCATAGGTTCATGAGGCGGAGGCCGCCTATCCATATGTGGATACATACAGACAGACGGCGGGTTCTTGTTTGCGGATTAAGCCGGAGGAGTCAGCTCCAGGATGTGAGCCTCGGCGTATTGAGCCTTTTGTTCGTCCGAAGTGAAGGTCACAAGGCCCGGCTCTCCGGGGACACGGTCCTGGGTGATGAGAACTGCGCCATCACGGAAGATGACATACCCAGCGTCGTTCAGTTCATAGGTCAGCATTTAGGGTCCTTTCTTAGGATTTGGCGCATAGCAGGCGGGTATTGGAGGAGGCCGCATGGATATGCTTAACGTGGGAGAACAAGTAGTTGCAGTTCGAAGCTGGCATGAAGTGAGACCCATCGCTCATCTCTCCGCGACCAATCGACTGACCATAAGCCACAGCAGCGATACCTGTGTCAGTCCAGCTGGAGCCGTTGTATTCCACGATATAGCTCCCACCGGAGGTGTAGCATACCCCGCGGACATTCTGACCCTGAAGCCGGAAGAGGAACCGAGGGCGGTCAGTCCATCCCGAGGGAAGGTCTTGAGCGGCCCCGAAGGTGTTGGTCGTTAGGTTAAGGGTTGCGAACTTCTTAATCTCTGCCGAACCCGTCCAGCCTCCGACACACAGAATGTTTCCTTCAGGTGTCGTTGCGGTCATGGTGTTCTCGCAGGCTCCAAACGGGAGAGTGGAGCCCAGAGTGGTCCAGGAGAGCGACTCAGTGTTGAACACGCGAACGGTGCTCAGGTAGCCCCCACTGGAGACCCCACCGACGGTGTAAATCTTGGTCCCTACAGCCACGGGGGAACTCATCGCGAAACTACCAACGGGCATGTTCTGGAGTGCAGTCCACCCAGCGCCGGGGTTGTTCAAGTTAATTCGATAGGTGGAGGTGAGTGGTGTGTTCTGGTAGTCCTTGCCTCCGAACGCATAGAGGTAATCACCCACGATAATGGCCGAGGGAATATAGAACCCAGCGTCGTTCCTAAAGAACGAGAATGGATGGATAGAGACCAAGGATGTTTTCCCGGAAGCTATGTCCATCTTCTCCAGGTAAGCCGCCGAGTAGGTAGTCGACTGGATTCCGTAGAGGTAATAAACGAACCCGTTGTGTTCCCCCGCGACACACACCGCGGTCGTGTTCGCCGTGTTAGCAGTGAAAGAACGCGCGCTGCACATCAGGGAACGCATGGTTCCACTGAAGACAAGTGGAGGAGGGGTCGAGCGGTCAACTTCCACCCAGTTCTCAGGGGCGGTCACAGTGTTGAACACGCGAAGCTCACCACGCACAGCGCCTACGCCCACGAGGTTGCTCTGGAGTTGCTCCTCAGTGAGCCCACTCCCCGTGTTGGTGGTGACACCATAGGTGTTCGGGGTAATGGTGATGATGGCGCCCAGTGCCGGCGCTTGGGTCAGCCGCAGGGTGTCCGCGCTAATCCAGTTGAAATCGACGGGGAACCCAGCGACCTCCACGGAAGTTCCCAATTGGACAAACGCGGTGGTCATGGTGAAATCCCGAGTCACACCGTCAGAAACGATTTGAAGAGTCATTGTCTTTCTCGAGTTGAAAAGGAGAAGGGACCCGTAGGCCCCCTCTCTGGTTGAACTGCTATAAATAAAACTTATGGCTGCTTAGCCTGCTCGCGCTTCTTTGGAAGAGGCGCCGTAGCGAACGGGATGAACGCGTTGAGTGCCCACAGTGGCGTCTTCACGGCTTGTGCCGCTTCAGCCCTGGTAACTTGTTGTCCAGTCAGCGCATGGCCTACAGTTGCCGCGGTGTCCTTCACGCGTTGAATCGTGCGGAAAGCTGGAACATCGACACCGCCTTGACGCCCGGAGTTTGTCACCCCAGCGAACGGTGCCTCTTGTCCAGTCATTGTTGCCGCCAGGTCAATCACGTTGGGGGCAATGCCGGAGAAGCCATTCCGGAAAGCTGCTTTCGCAATCTCCTTCGTGGTGAGCTTCTTCTGCATGGTTTCCTGGTCCCCGTGATTGGAGACATAGGTGGACATGATGTAGGCGAGTGCCGCGCCGAGTGAAGTAGTAATCCAGGACGCCGCCACGGACGCATCAAAGTTATTCAGATTGCCCTTCAGCTTTGCCGTCATGATGAGCGGGGTTCCTTGGAACTTCCCAAGGGTCCGCCCAATATCATTGTGCATGTACCGGTTTGTTTCCCCGGCCCCCGATGATTCGCTAGCTGCCGCGTTGCCTTGGCGTTCCAGGTGAGCATGGAGGTCCATAGCTGCCTTAGCGTTGTCCTTGAACATATCGAGGGGTCGATACCCAGAGCCGTCCGTAAGGAGCATCCCATTCTCGTCCACCGCGGTGGCTTTGAGGAGTGCTGGCTTGATTTCCTCAAGGAGTTCCTGAGACATCCCGCGGAGCTTGAAGTGGTTCCATTGCTCCGGCGTCAAGGTGCGGACACCGCGTGCCACATCAGACAACTCCTGAAGCGCTGCTTTGATAGCCAGATACTTCGTGGAGGCGGTAGCCGTTGAGAAGAAGTTCATCTTTGCCGTCTGCCCGATAGCCGTCTGAACAGCACCTGAAGCCCCGCTAAGATTTCCCTGTTCGAGTCCCAGTTGCATCGCTGCGGTCTGGTGGTCTCCAAGGGCGTGCGCCGTGATTAACGAGCGGGCGAGCCCGTCATCAATCTCACCGCCAAGCGCTGCCTTCACGACTTGCCCAAGCTCGGGCATGTCATTGAGTGCGTACTCTAGGCCTCTCCGTTGGACAGCTGCGGCCAGCTCTGCGCCTGCCGAGAAGACGAACCCAGCGTGCGACAACAGCGTCGTCGTGTCGTTGAGTAACCGGATGGCCTCGTTAGCCGGCTTAAAGATGCCCTCAGCGTTCTGCTTACCAAGGATTTTCGCGTGTAGGTCCCGAATGGTATCTACTTGCTTCATCGCGCGGTTATACGGAACGCTCTTCTCCAGGAGTTCCCCCTTCATCTGGTCCAGAAGACGCTGAAAGGTTGCACCGTGAGTGAGGTCCACGCCGGCGTCAAGGGACACACGAGCCATCCCTAGAACACCACTCACAGAGTTGACCCAGTGCGCATGGTTCATCCGGATGTCCTGATTGAAGAGCTGACGCATGGAGATGGTCACAGGGTTCCCTTGAAGGTCCGTCGTAGGCATCTCAAAGGTGTCATCCAGTTGGGTGCGCTTCTTGAGAATCCCCGAGACACCGTCAGCTGCCTTGTGTCCCATAAACAATTTTGATAGCTCCTCAGCTTTCTCGGGTGTTAGCTGTGTGACATCCTTGATGTGTTGAAGGAGCTCATCGGGGTTCATATCGTTGACCTTGAGTCCCGGATAGTGCTCGAGGCTCGCCAAGGTTTTCGCGTAGGCCGGAGCCATCTCAGCGGCGAACTGCGGAGACAGCTCAGGGTTGCCCTTTTGGAGCGCCCGCTGAATGAGCAAGTGGACTTTCTCAATACCAACACTCGCGGTGAGCTCATATAGCCCCCTGGAGGAAGCCGACCGGTGAACATAGGTAGGCTCCGCGACAATTTGCCCTGTCAGGTCCCAGGCAGAGCCTTCAGCGACTACACCGCGGGCCTTACCTTCCTTGAGCAAGTCAGCTGCCATCTGCAAGAGCCGCGCTTCGGAGTCAGCGATAGCTTTAGCCGCCTTGATAGCCTCGGGATGAACACCCTCAGTCTCTCCCTTCTTGGCCCGTACCACTTGGTCGTTAAACTCAGTGACTAGCTTTTTGCTGTATGCCTTGATGAAATCAGGAGACACCTTTCCGTCGCGGTTGGCCCAGGCGATAAAGCCCTTGTCAAACGCGTCACCGACTGCGTGAATGGCCGACTTAGCGGTGGACTGTGCATACACGTCAGCCGTAGTGTGGTTCATCGCACCTTTGGTCTTGTGTCCTGCGATGGAGCTAGCGATAAGATTTCCTAATGAGCGACCGGTCTCAGAGTCCGAGTTGCGGATTTCCGCCGAGATTTCTCCCGAGGGGTCTGACACGCGGGTCTTCCCAAAGAACGGGAGCTTTAAGGTTCCCATATGGAACGGGGTGCCATCGGTGAGTCGTCCGGTCTTCGCCGCCAGGTCAATGAGCTTCAAGTCCTGACCTTGGGCCGTCTTGAGGGTCACTGCCTCAGGGTTGGCCTTGACCTCAGGTAGTTTCACAACGTCAGCCAGGGTCTTCCCATGTGCCAACGCTTCGACTACCGACTTGTTCCCCTTGGTCATCCCAATGATGGCGATAGAGCCTAGGGCACTCAGCGCGGAGCCTAGGGTTTCCTTGAGGTCCTTACCCTGGGATGCTTGGCCTACGGCATACACGCCAAGTCCTGTCCCTGCGAGGAGGCCGATGGCTACACCCGGGGTGATGAAGCCGGCTTGGTTTCCTTTGAGTGCCTTCGGGGTGCCTTCAAAAGACCAGGCCTTAAGCATCACTTCTTGAGGAGTCTTCTTACCAGGGAGCTGTGCTTTAACCCTGAAGTATGCAAAATCTCCGGTATCCGGAAAGAACTCATTTGGAATCCTCACTGGGACAGGGTCAATTTCCAGGATGGCTATAGGCTTCTTGATGTCCTTCAACTTTTCAGCAATTGGGATTTTCTTCCCTGTTCCCCAAGGGTCTGTATAAGCGGCCTTTTTGTAAACACTGACCTCTCGTGCTGTCATCATGGAAACACTTACGAAGCCGTCGGGGCCTACAGGCTTACCCGCGACAAGTTCCTTAATTGCGCTTACACCAGGGGCATCATAGGAGTTAATCCCATCAGTTTGGGTGCTTACTCCATCTTTCTGTGCAACATCCTTTTGGACAACTTGCTGTTGCACCTTACTGGCTTCTTCATTAAATGCATCCCATCGCTTCTGGATATTCAGTTGGTCATTAGGTGCATCCGCAATCATGCCTCGGATTTTTGCAATACCCTCGGCTTGACTCTTTATGTCAAAATCTATCCTGCCTTTCCCAGGAAAGAACGTCAGTAGGCGAAGGGCACCATGTAGGCCAGTTTTTCTAATCTCCCATCCATAGCCTTTAGTATCGGAATCTTGGATATTTTCCCGTGCTTTCCAAGCGTTAAGGTCAGCTTCCAACGCGGCAGTAAAGTGGTCATTCATTCCATAGTCGGTTTTAATTTCCACCTTCTGTTCCCCTGCGGTCTTACCCGGGGTATAACTGGTGGTTTCGACCTTGGGCTCGGTCTTAGTCAGCGCAGCTTTAAGCTCATCCAGTGAGAAATCCACGGGTTTTCCATCTTGTGTGGTGCCCTGAACAAAAGGACCATCAACGTTCTGTACTGCTTTAGCTAACTTAATAACTCCCTTCGAAGCTCCTTCAGTATTAATAACCAGTGGTTCTTTCAAGGTCGTGTACAGACGGTTACCATCCTTAACTACCAGCGGCTCAAGCAGGGATGAAATCTCTTCGACATCTCGAGCATAAGGCTTGGCGGCATCTTTAGGATTGAAACGCAGTGGGGTGTCTGCCACCTTCTGGTCCAGAACCTTTTGCACAACCTTTTGTTGCACTTCGGGTGTTGCCTTCTCGAGTTCAGCCACTTGTTCAGGCTGCAGTCCTTCCTTGGGCACCACAGGTCCGACCTCATGGGACATGGGTTCATGGTCCTTTCCGATGGGATTCACATTGTCCTTCCATGTGGTATCCACGGGCAGTTCGGCGTCAGTCCCACGGGGAAGACCCTTGGTATCAATGGCAACCTTGGCATTGCTCCGCATGTGTTGTGCTTTGATTCCCTGACCAGCTTCGCGAATCTCTGCGTCAGACAGTTTGGGGAACACCTTGCGGAGCATCTCCATATATTTCACATCGTGCGCGGACCTTGCGTCCTGACCCACGATGAATAGCGCCTTGTCGATGGACGACTTGAAGCGCGGCGTGAATCGGACACCATCCAGGATGTAGCTAGGACGGGCCCTCAGGAGTTCCTTAGGGGTTACAATCTCAATGGGTACATCCGGAGACGCCACCGGTTCAGCCTCTACGACAGGAGTCGTTTCGACTACCGGTGCGACTTCAGGTGTTTCCACGGGGACACGCTTTGGCTCGCCCAGGAAGTCCAGTTCGAGCTGACCTTCTGGCGTAACACCTTCCGTCATAACTGGCTCGTCGCCCAGGAGCGCGCGGACCATAGAGTCCAACTGCGGGTCCTTGGGGTGCGCCCCCGTGGCGTCAAACAGTTCGCCTTGCGCGGGGCCGGTGTCAGACAAACGGGGCTCGATAGCTTCGTCGCCATGGCTGACCTTTTCACCAATGGTCATCTCATTTAGCTTGTCCGTTGGTTCTACCTGGAACTTCTCCTGGGCAGCCTTAGCGCCAATCTCGTTAAGTGCCTTGACAGTGCGGTTATGCAGCCAGGCGTTCGAAGCGGTGTAGGTCTTTCCAAGGGCGCCAATGACATGAGGGGCGACGGCGCCCACCAATGCGTTCATGTAGAACTCCGTGGGGGTAGTTTCACGCCCGCGGACATTCGCGTCGAGTTCCCCGAGTAAAACGTTGGTGCCAGAGTAGTTCAGGGTATCCACCAGGAAGCCGCCAGACTTGCCAGCAGCAGCCTCAGTGACCGACGCGGCTTTACTAGCGACTGCGGAAGCTTGTGCGGGAAGAGCCTTGCCCATCGAGCTGACGGCTTCAGCCACTTTAGTTGCCACCGTGGTTTGCTTCAGTGCGCCAACCGCAGCGAGGGACTTAGCGATACTTGCTGACTTCACAGAGGCGGCCATGAGATTGCCCGCTTCGTTGCCCAGGTAAAACGTGGGGTCGAAGAAGACGCTTCCCATAGTCAGCGCAGTGGAGCCATAGACTTGCGCCAAGTGTTGCTGACCCTTGATGTCCGACAGAATGCGGCCTGTCTTGGTGTAGACCTCAGTCATGTCCTTGGACGCCCGCAGGTCCTGCCAATACTCCTCCGGGACATTCATTGACTTAGCGTATTGCTCAAGGCGCTCGTCAGTGACTGGCTGGGAGTTGGTAATCAAGGGGCCCTGACCTCCAAAGCTCAGCGTGTCCGAGATTTTAACTTCGGGGATGTACGGCGAGATTTTGTCAGCAGCGACATTGAGAATCCCCATTGTAGGCATCCCTTCGAGGACAGCCTTGGGGGTTTCCCAGGAAAACAGCTTGTCGAACTTGTTGTCGTCGTATTTCTTTGCAGCCTTTGCATCATCAAGGGCCGACACTGGGGCGATTTGCTGGGGTGCCGAGCTAAAGGAGGCCGGCGTGTCCGGCACCAGGTTAGCGCCGATAACTTCAAGTTTGTTTCCCATTCGGGATTCCTCTCAAAAAGAGAAGAACCCGTGATGGGCTCTTCTCAGGTTTACTTGGCTTTCGCCATTGGGAGTTGCGGTAGCAGTGCCCCCGGTACGACTGCCGGCTTCATCCCTGGAACAGCGGACGGAGCTTGGCTATAGTCAGACTTGGGATAGCTGATAAAGGTGTTGAACTTGACGGGCCCGCCAGTCATCGCCTGGATGCCGTGGATGAGCCTAGTGTTCTGGACGAACTTCTTTGTGTCCTTGTCCGTATAGCCCACTTTGTTCAATGCAGCGGCGAACTTGTCGGGATTTCCCTCAGACACCGCCTGGAGTGCTTCGGCCAGAATTGGACTGTTGGGGCCCACGTTGTAAGCCAGCATGGTGAGTCCGGCCTGATGGCGTTCCTGAAGGTCAGCCCACTTGGTGCCTCCCATCGCGTCCATCGTCTTCGCAGTGCTCTTCTTGAACTTGTCCACTGTGTTGGAACTCAGGCTGAACGCCTCTTGCTGGCTCATCTCTTCTTGACCCGCAATGATTCGCTTCATCCGGTCAGGCATAATCCCAATGTCCTTGAAGTCTCGCTCCAATTCAGCCGGGGATTTGTCCAGGTTATAGCCCATGCCAATCGTAGGATGTCCCGACTTGTCCGTGTAGACCTTGGTGCTGAAGGCTTCCTGCGTGAGAATGCCGGCGAGCGTCTGGTCGTGCTTCACAGCTTCCTTGACAATAGCCGCTTGCGACTGGGTGATGTCCCGAGAGATGGGCGTTGTGACCGTCGGACGAGTGAGCATCGCTACGTCAGCCTTTTGGGTCGTCAAGAGGAGCCTGTCGGCTGCCCTCTTGTTCAGGTCCTTTTCATTTGCCCAGCGAGATACCTTATCAGCGAAACTCCCCGTCTTCAGCATGTTCGCCACAGGGCCCCCGTAGGAGCTTACCGCTTCGGACACGTTGGACATTGCCAGCGGACTGACTGAAAGGGCCATACCGTCGGGCCTGGTAATCAGCATTCCCTTTGCGAGTAGCCGATAGGTGCCATTCTCATTGGGGACAAACGAAATATCGCCCTCCTTCACGTCGATACCCATACGGGTCGCCAGTTCTTTACCAGCGCGTCGCGTCGCGTCAAAGTCCTTGGTCGTTAGTGAGGAGCCCCGAGGGACCTTGACCCACGAATTGTTGCCGTCGTCAACGTACATCTTCTTCAGGTCGTCCTGGAGATACTGCTTGACCTTGTTCGGGTCCGTCTCGCCAATCTCTGCGTAAGACTGCAGGAGCTGCACTGCGTCAGCCTGGATTGCGTTCCAGTTGTTCATCTGACTGGGGAACAGTCCGAGGGTGCTCGAATTGCTCATCCACCCCGAAGACTGCACAGCGTCCGGGAGCGCCTTGAGGACATCCTCTTGTATTGCGGCCATGCGCTGCTTGTTCAGCTCAATGCGTTCCGGCGTAGAGTTGTCTTTGATTAGTGTGACGGCTTGCGCCAGATTAGACGCTCGGCCCGACTCCATGAGATTACCAACCTTGCGGAGGAAGGCGACATCCTTTTGGGTGAACACTGAATCCACGAGGTTTGGATTGGAGCTTCCCGTGATGCGCTTATAGACATTCCACGAGTTATCGAACATTGCGGTCGTCTTGCCGGATGCGCGGTCTACCCCTGCGTCCTCCGCGACACCTTGGACGGTGCTAAGGAACTGACGTGGGAAGTTCCCCTTGTTTTGCTGCCCGAGCGACAACACGGCATCAATATGCTGGTCAGAGAATGGGGAATATGCCTTAGACACATCGGAGTAAGCCGCATCTAGTCCTACCTGCTTCTGCTCTGGCGTTGCATTGGACGTCATCAGGATTCCACTCTGCGCCATCCCACTCAGTTCGCTGCGTTCCTTGACCTTCGCAACAGCCTCAAGGGCCTTCATTGTGTATGAGTGAGCATCTGAAGGGTTCCTAAGGACCTTGAACATATCTACGCCATCCAGGGCCATCGGGTCATCCGCGAGGCGCCGGTCAATTTCAGTCAGGGTCTTATAGCGGTCAATCTCTTCGAGTTTCGCAATGTTCTTCTCACGTGCGTCCACTGCCTTCTGTTGTAGTCCCTCGAGCTCATGGCGGAACAGCGCGCCTTTTGATTCAGCCCTCATTCCGATTGAGAGCCCATCCCAGCCCGGCTTATTGATAGGGACATTCAGCATGTCTAACAGTCGAGTGTCGCCATTCATCGCTGACTGCTTAGCGGCGGCAACAATAGACTTGATTGATTCAGCTGTGGGGACAGAGCGCGCCTGATTAACCTCAATCATGTTCGCGAGGTAATCCGGGGTAATGTCAGCATTCGCTTTCATCACAGGAGACACCTGGCCCGTCACGGGGTCCTGAACTAGTTCAGGATGGAGCAAGTTCTTTTGAATATCCTCATGGGCCGTCGCCAGGATTCGCTCGTGGTTCTGCGCGATTTGTTCCTTGGTTCCATCCTTGATGGCCGAGGTGTAAGCCCCGATGAGCGGTTGAAGGGCGTGTAGGTTGTCCTTACCTAGCTTCGCTTCGTGTTCCTGCGCGATACTCGCGGCGTAAGCCTGAACGTCGGTCTTGGCGAGACGCTCAGGGTCAGCCTTGAGGGCCTCCATCTTGTTCGTCAGGTCCGTCGCGGCGTCCTGCCCGAGCTTCTCGTTATAGAGATTCTGTAGGGCCTTAGTCCGCTGGTCTTGCTCAGCTTGCTTTGCGACACGAGCCTGGTGGTCCATCTCGAGCATTGTCCCTGTGAACTTTGAGAGTGCGTCGAGAATAGGGTTTGGGTTTAGGTCAGCCTTGCGAGCACCCATGGGCATACTTTGGGGAGACACAGTGACGCCCAGGGACACATCGGGCGCCACTTGCTGAGCCGTCTGTGAAGACGCAATCGAACCGACTGACTGTAGCGGGGCATCAAACTGTTTCATTTAGTTTCTCCAGGGTGCGTAAGAGATAGGGTCATTGGTCAGACCCATTGAGTTGAGAGCGTTAGGGTCCCAGTAGCTTGCGGACACGCGGGGGACACTCGCAGTGTTGCTTCCGAAAATTGACGGAGTTGTAGCCGGCGCCTTGGGGAACAGAGAGTCCTTAATGCCGCCACCATAGACCGTGAGGCCTTTCAGCGCGGTGTCCAGGAGAACCGTTGAATAAGACTGCTTTGCCGCCATCGACATATTCGCGTTGGCTGCCATTGCGTTACCCTGATTGAACCCCTGGAGCATGGTGCCCTCGCGGTTAATCTCCAGGTTGGTCAGGGCGTTACCCTCGGCCATCTGGGATTCACCAAATGCGCGGGTCAGATAGTTGCCACTCGCGGACGATTCGCCGGCAATCGTAGCGATGCCTGCCCGTTGCGCCCTAGCGCGTTCTGCGATGAGTGCAGCTTGTCCGGCGGCTGCCTTGTTCTGTTGTTCTTGCTGAACCGTCAGCTGAGCCTGTTGAACCCGCGCGGCGTTCTCAACGGCATCATTTTGCTTTTCGGCCATCTTGCGTTGTTGCTGGGCTTGCATCCCCGAGCTAATAGCGCTGACGGCGAGCATCCCAGCGGAGACTAAATCACACATGGTTGATACCTCATGAATTGGATGAATGGCTCACCGCTAAACTCGCGGTCTTCACCGAGCGAGAACCCGAGCCAGGTCAGCCATTGAATGCTGCGGGTGTTGTCTTTATGTACATAGTTTGTCAGTAGGGAAAAGCCGCGGGTCATCTCGTTGAGATACTTGCGTGAAGTCCTGCCAATAAACTGAGGGTGTTTCTCGAGTTCGTCAGACGCCAGGAGCCACGGACAGCCCAGCCCTGGGTGCGACTCGTAGGCACCAACGCCAAAGGCGGCGATAGGCTCACCACGCTTGGTTATTACCCAGGCCCGAGGGGACCGCTCAAAAGCGTTCTGTAGGGCTGCTTGGGGTGTTCTCCCCGAGACTGCATAAATTTCCTTTATGTCAATCGCGCGGAGCTGAATGAGGGATGCGTCCCCACTTTGAGGATGTCTAATAGAGAGCATGAAGGTTTCTTAAAGAAATCCCCCGCGTGAGCGGACCCAGAGGCGGGGGATATATTACTTAACGACTTACAGCCGAGGCGGACCACTGGACCGTATCTATGCTGGCTTGCTGAGGCGTATCGTTGATGAGCTTGACGCTGACTTGATGAGCCTTCGCCAGAACAGGCACCCGGAACACGCCTACTTCCTTCTGAATTTCCACGAAGTCCTGATAGTCAGTCCTTGGGTAGTCATAGCGGATTGTCGGGCGATGCAACGGAGTGACTTCCACAGCGAACTTGTATCCGTTGTGGTAATTCACATCGAGCCCGCGGAGCTGCAGGACATACCCTGGGCGGGGCATATCATTCTGGTCCCGCGGATAGAGCTGCGAGAACTCATAGACCATACTGTAGGAAAGACCCAGCTTCACCCCCGCGCTTGTCCAATCTCCGGACGCCTTGACGACACCCGGAGATACCACTTGGAGTTGCACAGGCTGACCTCCAGGGCCATAACCCTCAGTTGCCAACGCCTGGACAGCCCCTGTGTTGATGCTATAGGGGAGCTCCCAGCGCGTGAAGGACCCGTCGAAAGTGCCTTGCGGACTAACCTTGGCGTCAAACAACGCGTCGGCCACCATGTCGCCATCAGTGACGCCCAGTTGGGTATTCACATGGAACAGACACAGAGAGCCGTCGAAGTCGCCAACAAGGTTCAGGCGAGACGCCGTAAATCCTTGACCTACGATGGCAAACGGGAACACCCAGCGGCCCCAAGCCTCCTGAACCTTGGCGTTGTCCTTCCAGAGATACTTTAGGACATACAACGCCGTAGGCTCAGCGTCCGTGAGAACCGTGAGGATGTCCTCATTGATAGACACAGAGAGCTGCCGTACATCCTGAGGTACATACTTCGGGACATGGCTGGTCACCTCCGATGCTGAGCTTTGGAACCTGTCCGGGAGGACGTCATACTCATACAGCGCTGAGAACTTACCCCGGCGCGCCGAGAAGAACAAGGTCCGCCCCGAGCTAACCGGCTTGACCATTGGGTCCGTCTCAAACTCAGTCGAAGGCTGAACCACCAGCGTTTTCGGAGTAAGTGCCCCTTGCGCCGTCACCACGAACTGCATGGAGTCAGCGAACAGAAGCATCGTTGAGTTGAACGTCGCGGTGTTCCGCAGAGTTGCCACCTTTGCGCTCCCCACCTGGAAATCAATGGGGTCGTCATCGAGGACTTGCTTTGCGGACGTCGGCCAGAAATTGAAATAATCCCCAGCGTTGGACATCACGACTGAATCGCGCGTGAGGAACCCCAGGCGATTGCGAAACAGGAACACGTCGTGCACCGCGCGGCCCACGAATGAAGGACTTGGCGTGAGAATCTCATCGCCGCTTCCCCGGCGGGCCCAGTTGATAGCCTTGAATACGAACGACCCATCAGCCTTGCGGATGAGCGCGTGCGGCATAGACGAAGGGACCAGCGTGGAGCGAGCCCGCGGATACGCGCATTCTTCCCAGTAGCCCGACTCCTGCCCTTCCAGCGCTTTCCAGCCGCCATGGTCAATCACCTGTTGAGAAGTCCCTGAGGCAACATATTGAGAACCAACGGACTCGTCAGCAAGTTGTCCATCGAGGCCCGTCTTCTGTGTTGCGTCATGAGGGCTGGACCCTGTGACATAGTGCACGTAGTAGCCACCCGTCTCGTTGTCCCCCGCGACCTCAATGACCGTGCCCTCAACGAAACGCTCAGGAAGGTCGCTAAATGTGCGGACGCGGTTACGCATGACATAGAGAGCCTGGTTGCCCCAGGTGTCGCTATAGTCAAAATTCAGGCTGCCACCGTCGGTGCGCTTGACCATCAGGAGACTACCAAATCGTTGAACCTTAAATCCTCCCCAGAGAGCGATAGCGTTCCCCAGTTCTTCCGCAATGTTCTCGCTCTTGTAAGTCGCCGTCTCGTTTGTGTTGCCTGTGGTGTATGACGTCGCGTTTCCGCCGATACTCAGCCGATAGGTCTGCTCAGCTACGCCATTCTTAACATAGACGAACAGTGCGTCTTCGAGCGTAGGGTAGCCTTTTTGAACGGACACATAAGAGATATTGCAGGACACATCAAGGCGCCCCCCAGCAATCGGCGTCAGAACCAATGAATTACTGGACCGCGTGACGGACTCCAGGCCATACAGACCGGGGTTAGCCGACAGAGTGCTGTAGAAGTATGCCGCATAGTCTTCATTGGTCTTGTCCGAGCGCAGGTCTGTGCGCAGCACCTGGTCATTGACCGTCAGGATTACTTCAGAAGCGCCCATTGCTTGCTTCGCCGGGTCAATAGATTGACCATTCGTTGTGTAGCCTGGGCGATAAGGCGTTCCCGTGCCGAGCAAGTAGTAGTTGAACACGCCTTGCGTCGTCAGCTCGCCCCGCATGTAATACATACCGGTCCCCGTAGTCTGCCCCGTCTTAACACAGGCATTCATCGCGAGGTCGTATGTGTAGCCAGAGGCGCATGACGGCGCGCTGCTCATAAAGATACCGAGCGGCCAACTGTTCGGCGCCCATTGGCCCGTCATAGCCCCCGGCGTATTGTCCGAGGTCTTGTTGCCCAACTGCAGCCACGCGGGGATTGAAGTGTATCCGGTGCCGTTATCAGCATAGGTGTTCCCGAAGCATGGTTCCAGAAAATACTGGGTCCCGTTGTAGCTGTAGACCATGGGGTCGCCGTAGTTTGCTTTGCCTTGCGCCACAAAGAAAGCCTGGGCTTCGGCGAGCGTTGCAAACCATTGTGAGGAGGTCCCACCAGAGGTCTGCACTCGGAACTGAATAGGCTGACTCGGCGGAACAAAGACAGCGCCGGGCTCGCGCCCTTGGTCATACGTAAAGTAGTAAGCATGATAGCGCGTGCCCTGTATGTCCTGCGTTGCACCCATCTGTAGTGTCATCGCCTTACCGTGAAGCCCCTGGAGATAACCACGATGGGCGTCAAGGGCTTGGCCCAATGTCGCATAAGGCTGACTCGGGAAAGCATCCATCGAGGAGCCATAGCGGTTCAAGTCAGAGACATACCCGAGATTTGTGTTCAAAGGGCCGCTCTCACCCATTCCTCCGAACGTGAAGCTTGTTTCCAGAGTCGTCGTTGAGTCAGCTGGCAGAGGCTTGAAGAGTTCTCCACCGGTGCCACTAGTAGAATTGGGGTCGGTCGCAAAGGCGTAGCTTGCGGTGCTCGGGAGGTTAAACGCTACGGTCGCCGTCAGCTTGTCCGTCTCTTTGAACGGCTGGGAAGTCGCCTCTACGGTCTGCGCCGTATTGACAATGAACGTGTAATCCTCAATCGTGATGGCTTTGAGGGCGACCGCGGGATTTGGCACATCAATGTAAGTCGCGCCGTTCATGTAAGACACAGAACGCTCCGCACCGGTCTCAGCGTCAAACACACGGATTGACCCGTCGGCGATAATGACAGCGTAGCGTTCAGACTTGTCGCGCTCGATGAGGTGTACAAACGGTCGGACCGTTGGAGACGCCATGAGCTTAGACACAAATGAAGCGCCCGGGCGTTTCTTGAGTCCATCCACAAGGGAACTCACAGCGTTGTCCACCGCGCTAGCCTGATTGGAGCGCCGCAGTGTTTGCGCTTGTTGAGATACCCCGCCAACCAGATTCGAGATGTTTTGCTTAATGAGTCCCATTGGTTTTTACCTCGCGATAATTGAATACGCTTCGTTGTTGTCGTAAAGGATGTTGTAGTCAGCGGTTCCGCAGTCGTAATTGAGCAGGTTGATGAGTGCGCTCTGTTCGTCTTCGCGGGTCATGCCGTTGAGCTGGGCGTCACCGAAGAAATCCTTGATGTAGCGCCGGGTTGCTTTCACATAGACATACTGTTTGGCCGGCTCTGGAAGTTCATCAAAAGGGAACAACCAGGTCACATCAACCTTCACTTTGTCTGCGAATGCGTAGGAATGCCGGGTTCTGTCATATAGTTTCCCGCCACGTACCACCACATCATGCGTCGGGTCTGACACGTCCAGGCTTACCACTGGATAATCCGTGGGAATCAAAATCTGTTGGTTAGCACCCGGGGTCAGCTCAATTCCGTTTTCCTGGTTAAAGTCCCATGAGCCACTCTGGATTTCCCGGGTCACTAGTCGCAGGGTTCGGAGTGCTTGTTGGGCTTGAGTCAGTGGATTATTCAGAGACTCAATGGGGTATTCACCCACGGCGGCGAGCATTGAGTTCACCGCCTCAAGTTCAGTAGTGAGTGCCATGAGGCCTCCAAAAAAAAGGGCCCTCGAGTTTCCTCTTGGGCCCTTAGGGTTAATTCACTGCGATTTAGGCGGTAGCCAGTTCGACAGAGCACTCCGGACGCAGGACATCTGTGCCCAAGGCATACTTGGAGACGATGAGAGTGCCCAGCCGACGCGGGTCGTAGTTAATCTCAGTGTTCAGGTCCATCAGCTTCACGGTGCCGACAGCATCCGGCGTGGAGATGATTGCGGCGGTCTTGGAGTAGTCGCCACGATACTTCTCAAGAATGTTCGCCGGGTTCAGGTTCGCGGCGGTAATCTTGGTGTCATCAGACAGGTCCTGGTTAGGCAGGTGAGCGGTCTTAATCAGCTCGATACCACCCACAGCCGCAATGTCGCCGCGGGCATAGGAACCCTCGCCGCCGTACAGCTTGTTGATAGTGTCTTTGGCTTGGACCAGCAACGCCCACTGAGCCGGCTTCACGTAGCCATAGCGGGACTCATTGATTCCAGCGCCCTTTTCGTCGAATGCCACACCAGCTTGGAACAGGCCAGCTGCGAGCTGAGTGGCGTCGGTCTTGTAGTCAGCGTCCTTGAAGACGGAACCACCCGGGGTTGCGCCCGGAATATTCCCAACGGAACGGGCAGCCTTCAACATGCAGCGAAACACGTTCTCGTCCCAGGCCTTAGCCAGAGCATAGCCCATGGCGCGGCTATACGGAGCGCGAACATCGAAGTAGTTCTTCAGCTCTTCGATTTGAGCCACGAACACGTCGGAGTAGAGAATGTCATCGACAACGATGGTCTTCTCATTGTGCTTGATATTTCGTCCAGTGATTTCGTTACCCGGAACGTGGTAGCCGTAGGTGGCGATACCGGTGACCGGGAACTTTGCGGACTTGCCTTGGGTGATTGTGCGTACCAAGTGACGTTCCATGGTCACGCAGGCGGTTTGCAGAGCGGTCAGAACTTCAGCGGTGTAAATGTCACGGAAGAGGACATCAGCGGCGCCAGTGCCCAGGGACTGACCAATGTGGTTAACGTTAGCGTTAGACATGCTAGTTTTCTTTCTGAATTGAATTGAAATAGTGATGAGCCTTAAGGCTCGGGCTATTCGTCAGTTCAGTTCACCGCGCGTCTTCCTTCAGATTGTCGCCTCAGCGGTCTGTTGGTGTTTGCGAAATTACTTTGACTCGACGAGAGGACGCCACGTGGCTAGCGCTGCGTCTGACTCTTCATCACCAGGAGCCACCTGGGACGAACGAGAAGAGGGGACCCCCACACCCAGGGTAGGTCCGCGGGACGGACGAAGGGGCGCCGCTGCGCAGAGTGGGGGAGTTAAAGCTTAGAACGACTTGGCGGCGAACCGCTGAGCAACATCGGCGCGATACGCTGGGTCAGTTTGATACCGCGCGTCTTTCATTGCAGCCGTCACTTCGGCCATCGAGCGGAACCCGTTGCCATTTGAGGACGAACCCGAAGAACCGGAGAGGAGCCGCTGCGCGCCAGCGGTACCGGTGTATTTCGAATTGAGCCACTGAAGGGCCATCTTCGCTGAGTCCGTCCCGGCTTTCACCTGTGTGTTGAACATCGTGAGTTCAGCGTCAGACAAATTGGAAGCGGCCCAGGCCTTCATCGCATTGAAGTTCTCAGCGCCGCCTACAGTGTCCAGGAGCTCGCTCGTCGTCTTTTGGACAATCGCTTGCTGACCCGCTACATAGGTGTCAACCATTTCCTTCGGGATTCCCTTGGCGACCAATTCAGCATACGACGCCTCAGAGAGTGCGCCAGACGACATAAACTCTTGGCTATACTTTGAGAAGTCAAGGGGTTGCGCCTGTTGCGTCTGTTGCTGTTGGGTTGCAGGGCCAGCCGCCGGAGCCTTCGCCTGGTCAGTCGGAGGGGAACCCCCGAGCTTCTTTTCGAGCTCTTGATATGACTTAGCGAGCGATTCATAGTCTGCCTTGCCGTCCTTCCAGAACTTCTCCGGAAGATACTCCGGTCGTTGCTCTTCGAATTGCTGACGCAGTGCAGCGCCCTTGGCGGCCATCGCTGCGTCATACTCAGGGGTACCCGGAGCGGGGGCCTGAGTCTGTTGAGCCGCCGGGTCAGTCTGTTGCTGGGTTTGCTGTTGTTGCTCTTGTTGAGCCGGGTCAATCGTGAGTGTGGTCATAAAGGTCTCTTATTGTTGAGGGCCTATGCCCATCGCTTGTTTCACTAGGTCCGGCCCTACGTTCTGCCCGACGTTTGCGGCCATCTGTGCCAGCTGCGCTTGCTGTTGTTCTTGCTGAACTTCCTCAGTCGTCTTAATGAGCCCATCAGTGTCGATACCGCGAGATACCGCCAGGCGAGACAACAAGGTGCCAATGCGTAGCGTCGAGAAAGCTTCAGGGCCGAGCTGTGCGACGTCTGCAACGAACGTACGGAGCCTGTCGGCGTCTTGTCCGCGCCCCAGAGCTTCCATGCCGGTCGTGATGCTGACTTTGATTAGTTGCTTGGGGAGCGCCGGTAGTTCGCCGTCCCGCTGCATTTGCCGCATAATCGTATTGATGAGCGGGAGCTGCAGTTCTTGAGACAGCACAGAGTAGATTCCACCCAGTCCATCTTCCAGTTCTTGCGCCATGTAGCGAATTTCTTCAGCAGTCACTCGTTCGCCATTGCGTTGAATAGCAGACGACATAAGGAACGCGTAAGCTAGGCGCTCAGAGATTTGCGAAATGGTCTCTTGGGCCACCCGAAAATCGTTGAACTTGTCGAGCTGGAGGGTCCCCACATCATTGCGGTCACCATTCACAAAGTCGCCATTCCGGGCATTTGCTACAGCAGAACGGTTGGTTGCACTACCAGGCTTAACGAAGAACACGACCTTGGAAGCCGCTGCGGAACCTTGAACGATTGCCTTAGACAGGCCCTCTAGGCTCTTAAAATCTCCAATGTATTCCTCAAAGTAGCCGCGTCCGTATGACTCGCCGTCTACCGAGAAGAACCGCAGGAACAGCCACGGCAAGTTGTCCGTCGCGTAGGTGCCCGTGGAGCCTGGAACAGTGTTCCCGTTGACCTCCTGTGAAATTTCATACTTGTCGCCGTACCAGCGAATCCCTGTGTAAAGCTCAAGGTCGCGGTCCTGGACTTGCGGAGGCGGAATGTCGCAGGCTTGCCGTACATCATCCGGGAGAGCCATCGGGTTGATTTTCTCAATCATGATGGCTTCAAGGACATGACCCACGGCGTCGCGACGAATCACATAAGAATCCATCTTGAACACCCGCGGCTTCCGGAAGTCAGTCATGTTGACTGCCACGTTGCCGGCCACAATTAGTTGCTTCAGGGCTTCAGAAAGTTTCGAGCGGAGCGAGGACGCCTCAATCGAGGTCTGAATGGTCCGCTCCATCTTGGCGAGCGACTCAGTGATTAGATTCTGCGCCTCAGCATTCTGTGCGAGTTTCTTCAGCGTTAGCTCGTCAATGCCCAGTCGATAGAACGACATGTTCGACGGTAGGAGCGCCAGCAGGAGCTTGGCCGCCAGAATATTGACGGCGCGTGCCCCCAGTCCTTGATACGGAGTGGGGAGCTTTGTTGCTTGTGTCGCGCCGAGAGGCATTAGCAGCGACGGAATGCTCAGAGCGGCGGCATCGCGTGCCCGTTGAGCCGGGGCCGTGCGTTCAGCGCTGAGGTACGCGTAGCGACTTGCGAGAGTCCCGTAGTTGTTCATCGCGGAATCGTCAATCCGGAGCTATTGCTCGCCGGGTCAATCACCAGGGAGCTCAGGCCGGTCTTGCGCCGAGTAATCGTGCCATCAGTGCTCACGGCACCGGACACTTTGTTTTTGTCTTTGAGGGTAGGGGTTGCCGTAGGCGCCGGAGGCGGAGGGGCAGGTGCTACGGTCGGAGTGCTGGGGGTATCAAAGAGTCCGCACATCGTTATCTCCAATTAAAGCGGACTCCTCAGCCTGACGCTTCAACTCAATGAGCATGTCGATGACTGAACGTCGTCCAATGTTATACCAAATAAGGCGCTCGGGGTCCGTAATGGACGGGAGCCGGACGGGAATCTCGGTGTCGAGAATGTTGATTAAGTCCGTTGAGTAAGCTGGGAGCTTTTCCAATTGCATATCTCCTTCTTTAGGTGCCACTTTTGGCAACGAAAAAAAGCCCCCACCGGAATGAACCGAGTGAGGGCTTTTGGTATTGCAATTGCTGGGAATTACTCCAGGTGTCGGCCCCAGAGCTTCACTGTGCCGTTCGCATAGTCAAACTCGCCTGGCCGCAGGATGCGCGCACAACGAGCTTGACTCAGTGCGAACTTCTTAGACAACGAGTGGAACTTGTATTCCTCCAGAATCGCTGCCTGGAGAACTCTGTGATAATCCAGGTCCATCGCAGCGGCTTCGTCGAGTGACCGCTTGATAATCTTGGCGGCTTTCTTTGGGCCAACACCAGGAACGCCAGGGTAGCCGTCAGTGGAGTCGCCAGTCAGCCATTGGGTGTAGAAATATTGGTCAGCGTCTAATAGACTAATCTCGCGGACGCCCTCTTCCATCTTGCTTGGGTTATAGAGCAGACCTGGAATTTGCTGAAAATCCTTGTCGATACTGACGATGATGCGGCGCTCGTCCGGGTCTTCCTTCCAGGTTGCCAGGCCCAGAAGGTCGTCGGCTTCCAGGCCTTCCTGGGTTACCGCGGCGTAGTTCTCCGTGAGGTAACCCTTGAGGGGGTCCAGAAGGTCAGGACGCGCTGACGGGTCCCGGTTGTCTTTATACGCGGGGTAAATCGACCGGCGGAAATTCTCCGAGCCCGTCAGGTAGACTTCCATTGCATCAGCCCTCATTGATTCTTTGAGCCACGACAGCCAGGAATCAATCTTTGCGCGGGCCCCGTCGAGCGACAGAATGGTTCCATCCTCGTCTTTCATACAGGCCGTGCGGTAGGCCACAATATCCCCGTCAACGAGGAGCGTAGTTCTATTCGTGTTCATGTCTCCCTCCAGGGATTAATGCGGTTTAAGTGCTTTGAGTAGGGACTCTGGAAATCATTGCGTCTTATCCTTCAGTGATGTAGTTGTGTAAATCCGCAGGACAATGCCCGCCGTGATGAACACGCAAGAAAGAGCCTTGTAGGGGTCCTCTGGTAGAACGTCCTGGAGCTGGGGAAGGGACTCACGGGCCGTGTTGATGATGGTCTCAGCGTTGTCGACCAGAAATGGTCCAGCGATACCGAAGAAAATCAAGGTCTTTGAGCGCAGAACCTTGAGCCGCGCGATGAGTTGTTTCATGTAGACTCCTTAGAGTTGCTTCAGAAGTTCTTCCCGAAGTGTCGCGAGCTGTGCGCGCGTCTTAGATACCTTGCGGAGCTTACGATAGGACTTGCTGCGCTGGTAGTTCTTCGTGTTCAACTGCAGGGACTTGTAGAAGTGGCAGAGCGCTGCTTGGCTCATCAGTCGAAAGATGTTGAATTGTTTCATGGTTCTCTCCATAAGTGGATAGTTTAAAGTAAAATAGGGCGACTCGGAGAAGCTCCGAGATGGTTGCATCATTCTTGATTCGGTTCGCCCGGTAGGACACCACCAGGACGTTCTCTGGTGTGTAGCCCTTGGTCGAATCAATGCGGTCTAATGTTGGGGAGTTGTCCGTAGGGGTCCCCTGCCCCTTGACTAAAGGAATACCCAGCACCGGACACAGGGGTGGAATCTCTATGTCCGCCTCAGAGATATCAAAAGGCAGGCCTCTGGTCTTAGCCCGCCCCTTTGCCCACCTCAGGAGGTCTTTTGACAATCAGCAGGTCCTTCAAGGATTGGCTCAAAGAACCCGAGTTGCTCCTTGACCTTCAGCTCCTGGACCCAAGGGGGGAAACCCTCGACGGACTGGCGGAGGGCCTCCGCGTGCCCCTCAATGAGTTGCTGTAGGGATAGTGGCTTGTGTGGCTGCGTAGTAGATAGAATCCACCCCGTAGGGAGCCCATGCTTTATCGGGAATACGACAGTTGCCGTTGAGCTTGACTGTGATTTGAGCTGAGATTTAAGCCTGGCGTTTTCCTTGCGTGCCTCCTCAAGACTAACTCGCAGAGCGTTGCGTTGGTGCTTAGCGTTCTCTTGCTCAAAGAGCACACGCTCGTGCTTCTCAGCGGCAAAGCGCTCATTTAATTCGCCCAGCTTCGCTTTGATTCGGTCACACTCTTTGAACCAGAACTGCCTGATTCGGTCACACTCTTCGAACCAGAACTGCCTGTCTGCCAGCAAGCGCCTGTGTTCAGACTTCAGCGTGTCGTGTGCTTTCTGTTGCTCCTCAAGCTTGTCTAGTTGAGAGCAGAGACTCTCGATTGTATTCTCGAGACGCCGAATTGTTAGAATGTATGTGTCCAGTTGCGTCCCCCATGCATCCTTCATCTTCGCGATATACTCAGCGTCAGACTGGTGGTTACGGTTAATCATTGTGATACTCCTAAATAAATGGCCCCCGAGTTGAATGACTCAGTGTGGGCCTGGTTGAATTATTGTGCTGGGCAGTGGTGCCTAATTCGGGCCTCGGCAATTTTCACGTAGTCCCCGTCCAGCTCGATACCCCATACCTCGTCCCAGCCAGCCAGCAGGCAGCCAATCATCTCGGAGCCTGCCCCGGAGAAAGGCACCAGTATGCGGCGGGGCTGGGACGAGGTACGCTTGGGCACAAGGAGTAGCTTCGCCAGGTATTCCGTCAGAGCCAGCGGCTTGAGCGTCGGGTGGTTGTTCTTCGATGGGTTGAACGGACGCTCATTGCGCATCGGAACGCAAGCGCCGTCGTCGGCCCACTCTTTGTCTGTAAAGTCCTCCAGCCCCGCGTTGCGCTCCTTGGTCGACACCTTGGCGCAGTAGAAGAAGCGAGCCGGCCCACCCAGTGCTGCCCCGGCTTCTTCGTCAATGATGAGATTGGCTGGGAAGCGACCGTATGCAACACCCAGCTCGCAGCCCTTGGTGGTGTTTAATATGCTACCACCCAGAAGACGGCCACCCTTGGCAGCCGTAGGCGCGCTGAGGAGCTTTGCAACAGGCTCATCCCCAACTCGGCACCCGTCAATATTCAGCCCGCCGCAGCCATGGACCAGCGCGTTATTCGCAAATGTCTTGTCGAGCGGCTTTTGGACAAGCAGCGCAGGCTCTACTGCCGGTTTTAGCGCTGTGCCCCAGCCATCCCAAAGCTTGGCGGCGGCGGCTGTGGCCGGGACTGTTATATATTCTTTTTCGCCGGGGCAGTTATTAAAGCTACCCCCTGCGGTGCCGGAACCGTTAGCGCGCTGTTTGCGCTCCCCTACAACCGCGCGTTCAGCACCAGCAGCCTTATCAAGTGCTTTGCTGATATTGTGGCTTTTAGGAAAACCTACTCCGTAAACCCACATCACGGTATCGCGCAGCTCAAAGCCCGCGTCTTCAAGGTTGCAGGCTAGGCGGTGCCACATGCGGGTTCCCCCGAAGTGAAGTCCGAAGGCTCCAGGTTTAAGGACACGCATCAGCTCGGCATACACCTCACTTGATGGCACACCTTTGTCCCATTCCTTGCCCATGAAGCTGATGCCATACGGCGGGTCGGACAGAACGGCGTCGAAGTAGTCAGCGGGTAGGGTCTTGAGTTGTTCAAGGACATCCCCGGTGAGTAATTTATAGTGTTGCATTGGGTGTTCTCCAAAAGGAAATGGCCCCCGAGTTGACTCAGTGGGGGCCTATGGTTTAACTGCTAGTCAGTGAACGTCATACCAGGTCTTCCCCACACGGCCATCCCCATCCAGGGGGCAGCGCATGTTGAAGAACTTACCGGCATCAACGATGGATTGAATTGCGAGATTGGCGACCAGCTCGCCTTTGTCTTCGTCAAGCTCGATGGCCCATTCATCGTGGACATTTAGGACAAACTCATAGTGCACACCTGGGACCATCCCGCCCTTCTGGAGACGCTCATCGAGAATCAGCAGGGCTTTCTTCATGACCAGAGCACCCGCCGACTGGAGCAGCGTGTTGAGCGCCGAGTGAGCTGAGCGGACGTGAAGCTTCCGTTTGTCGAGCCCGAGGATGAACCCTTTCGCCACTGCGGACTCCACGGCTTCCTTGAGGGCGGCTAGCGCTGGGATGTTCGCGAAGAACTTTGCCTTTAGGAGCTTCCCGGCTTCAGCACCCTTGCCGATGATGCTGCCAATTTTGGCGTCACCTGCACCGTATAACAAAGCATCGTTGTGTTCAGTCAAGTTCGCTACGCTTGACCCGCGGCATGACCCGCAGCTATATGTCGCCATATAGACCAGACTATATCTTCACCCTCACAGAGGGGCTTTGCGCTTCGAGACCGCTTGGTCCTACTCTCTTTCGAGATAGTC